ATTACCAACAATTGTAGACGGTGTATATGTTATACTACAACCACCACCAGGTACAGTCAATGCTGTCTCATTATAAGTGAAAAAGCCTGTCGTTGATGCCAAGGATCTCTGACGAGTTCCAGCATCACGATTACCATTACCACAAAATAAAGTCAACAAAGTACCAGTAGTAGAAGCAACATTCAAAGCACCATCAGCCGAAGTAGCACCTGTAACAGCCACACTAATAAAATAATTACCACCAACACCAGAAGGAAAGGTGATAACATTCGAAGCAGCAGTCACACCAACAAGAGTATTACCTGTCTGTGTAACCATACCAACAAAATTATCAGCAGTGGTCGATGCAATCGACGACATATGAACAGCACCACCAGTTGGCGCACCAGGAGCTTGTTTAGGATGAATCATGGTAAAACCATACTCAACCCACAACTCACCGATAATATCAGTAGAACTAACATTACCGGAAGTGGCTAATTGAAATAAACCAATATCATAAAACTTACCAGCACCAGTAACAGGTGTTTCAGCATTAGCACTAATACTAACATAGTAATTATTCAGAGTAGCATCTTTAGCACCAGAATTCTTAGAATTCTTACGGTGCCCAGACAACACATCATGAACCATCACTCTAGTATAAGGAGCACCACTAGTACAATGCCAATAATTCTGCATTTCTGTATCAGTAGCAAATGCAGCATCATCAGGATCATAATTAGTAGCCATCAACACTAAACCAGCGCCAACATTAGAACCACTAGCCGTATATTCACGAGTACGCCAAATCAAACGAAGATGATTTACGCGATACTGTTCATACACAGCAGCAATTTTACTAAAAATTGGAAACATAACCGAATTACCAGGATTAATAAACAACGAATTAGCCAATGTAAACGCCACTGTACCAGTGACATTAGCAATCTTCTCCATACGTCGGTTAAACACTTGTTCCTCAATAGCATCATTAGTGATTACCTCACTAGTATTGATACCATCAGAGGACTGTGTCATACCACGAAACGTAGCAGAGGAAACATTAATATTACGGTTTCGACGCTTCTTCTTACCTACACGCTGAGGTAGAGAAGCAAATTGTGCAATTTGTTTACGAGCAGTTTGCATCTGCGTTTGTTTTGAACCATTACCACCTTTACGTTGAGCAGCACGTCGTTGACGACGACGTTTACGAGCAGCACGTTTAGCAGCAGTAGCCATAATGAATATTAAAGTATCAGCAATAAAAATATTACAAAAACCAGAAGAGAGAGAGAAATATAAATTCGGGGGAGAAAATGAATTTATGTATGAGTCGCGACACACATCTACAGAACACTGTAAAACAGCGAGTTCTGCCGAAGCAGGAGTAGCACTTAAGTCCATACTTTCAGCCCCTGTATAAATTTCCCAAATCTCACGATCTGTATTATAATTCTTCCAAGCCAAATCAGTAGCTTC